GATACGCTAACAAGAATGCTAGACATACGCCTCTGCAAGGTTACGCAGGCATTTGAGAATTGACCGACTGATGTAATGTACTTCTTGGAATTGAATTGCATAGTAATGCTACTCCTAGTGTCCGACTTGCACACATATATTTAATTGCGCTTGTCGAGGGTTCAATGATTTACGCCGTGTTAATAATTAACAGACGCGAGGCAGGGCCGATACGCTCCAAACCCTGTACATATATTATATAAACGGCGCAGGGACCCCTAGCGAGAACCGCGAACAAACCGCCTTTTTGACGCACCGCTACCCGCCCCCGTACAACAGCAAAAAACACACACACCCACACACATCCTACTTTTAGGGTACTTTTTTGGGCAGGGACTATACTTTGGTGCTAAAAATTACGGGGTTGTATGGGACAGGGCTGTAAATTTTTGGGGTTTTGAAATTTTTGGGACATATCAGGGGGGTTGACAGGTATGATATAATATACTAAAAAGATTATTTGGAGATTAACATGGCTATTGGAGGACACCCTGACTTTGGAATAGGCGATTCAGCATTACAAGGTTCAGCAGGTACAGGAATGGAAAGTGCATTTGGTGGGGCCGCTATTGGAATTCCCGGTGGCGCACCTGCTGGGCAAAACGAAATGGCTTCTTTCTTAGATATGATGAGTCAACAGTACGGAACTGAGTCCGTTAAAAATTTTGTTGACAATTATCTTAATAGAAAATTAATAGATGCAGAGATTATAGCAAGGGGAGGCTTTATGCCCGGAGCGCCCGGAGGTAGAAGGGCTTTTGGTGGAATGCCTTCTAGTTCTGCACAGTCATTTGGAATACAGGATAACCCTGTTTTTGGAATGGAAAATTTTGAAGGACAAACTTCTATGGTAGATATGGGGGTTCCTTCCGGTGCAATGGCTAATCCCTCTCCTGCTCAACCAACACTTGAAATGGATGGAAGGCTAACTCCTGCTCAACTTGCTGAGTTAGATAAACTTATGCAAGTCACTGCTGACCCTAATGACTACAAAGAAGGGAATATTCCCCGAAGACCTTTTGCTCCGGGTGAAGGCGTCTAATGAACAATAAACCTAGCAATAATAATAAGTTTGTAAAACTTTGGACTCCGCAAATGAAGCGGAGAGTAGAGATTCTTTTCTACAATGGCGCTTCTATTGTAGAGGTATGCCGCGAGATCGGTATTGTAAAAAGGACATTCTACAACTGGATGGAAGCCTATCCAGATTTTAAGGAAGTTGTGGATCATGGAATGATTGCCGCTGAATCTTGGTGGATTGAGAAAGGCCGAGAGAACGTTGATAACCGTAAGTTTAATCACGCTCTCTGGCTACTGATGATGGTTAACCGATTCAAGTGGCATTCTGCTTATGCTAAGAAAGAAGAGAAAAAAGAGATCATTAACGAGCATAAGGTTGAAGTAAAAAATGCTGTAGACATAGATTCAATTTTACAGAAATCTATCCAATCCGGTATAGATCAAATAGAAAAGGAAAAGGTGCATTAAAATGCCAAGCGTAGGAAAAAAGAAATTCCCTTACACTGCAAAAGGTAAAAAAATGGCGATGGCTGAAGCCAAGAAAACTGGCAAGAAAATGAAGCCCATGAAAAAAATGAAGCCTAAAAGAGGGTACTAAAGTTGTTAGATGATGGCGATCCAAGTGTAAACGGCGCTAACCAAAACGGTTCTAACCAAGGTAGCAAAACAGGCGGCGGCAAAAAAGGTGAGGGTGATCCTGTTGCTCCGGGTGCTTCAAGTTCTTCAGGAAACTTAGGAGATGCAATTGGAGCGTTAGGTAACTTAATTGGAAAACAAGATGATCCTAGCAAAGGATTGTTAGGACTGCTTTCTGGTTTAGTTAATAAAGATACACCAGTATCTAAATCTATAACACGCGCCGAGCAAGAGCGAGCAATGGACGATGCATTTGCAATTGGCGCAAAAAGACCTGATCCGAATATAGCAAAACAAAATGCGTTTCACAATGCCTTTATTACTGAAGCAGAAAAAATTAGAACCAAACTAAAAGACCCAAAACTTTCTCTTGCTGAAAAAGCAAAACTAACAAAAAATTTAAGAAACATTACACGTTCTGATCAATACTCTAAAGCAATGGCAATAAACAATCCGGGGCTTCAGTTTGGAGCAAGATTGATGGGAAGCCTTGTTAGTCCAGTATTAGGGGTTGCTCAGTCTGTAGACAATGCTTTGACTAGCATGGGATTTGTAGACGATACAACTCCTCAAGATGTTATGAACATGGATCAACAAGATGTAGCAGGTTCTCCAGATTTGCCTATATTTAATGCAGAAGAACAAGAACAAAGTGTTAGTGTTTTAATGGGTGTTGTTAGAAAAAATCCTGAAATTTTTAAAACAATAAGCAAAGAAGAGTTAAAAAATTTACTTAGAAACCCGATAAAATTTTGGGAATTTTATAACAAGGCTAAAGAAGGTTAATAATTATTATGGCTTATAATCCTTATAATAGAGAACTTCTTTCTAGTTTTGGTTCCCAAATGAACAATATTTATGGGTTACCCACTACTGTTGCTCCCTTGCCTCAAACAACTGTTGCTCCAATGCTTCCTTCGCTTGAATACAGTTTTCCAGTGACTGGTAACATGCCTAATAGGCCTATTCACCCAGAAGTCGATGTTGCTCCGTTGCCGCAAGTACAACCATTGCCTCCTCAGGTATTTATTGATCCTCCTTCTAGTGTACCTATTAACTACAATCCTCCTGCTATGCCACATCCCCCACCAATAGTGCAAACTGTAGGAGGTACTCCACCACCTTTTGCTCCGCAAATGCCTAATAGAACTATTGACCCAGAAATTGTAGCAAGGGGAGGAGCGCCAACTAGAAGACCAAAACCGAATACAAGACCAACTCCTGTTGCTAATACAATGGCTCCTTCAACGCCTCGTCCTGTAAGGCGACCATTGTACTCCGGTTTTTATCAACGTTAATTAAGAAAATAGATTAATTAATATGCTAGTGCATATAAATAAAAATGTTTTAAAAGATGACAAAAACGCTGAAGCGGCGCTTAAATTAGCAGAATGGGCAAGAACAGCAGACTATAATTCAGCAGTCAAAGCGTATGCTGATTGCCATCGTGACCCTAATATTGATGATTCTTTTATTCGCACTCTTGCTCAATGCGATAGATTTTATCTTGGTGTTTTTATTTGTAATCGCCACGACATGTTGCATCCTTGGATATACGAAAGATGCAGAGAAGTAGAATTTAAAAAAGATAATCATCTAGACTTATGGGCTAGGTTTCATTACAAGTCTACAATAATAACTTTTTTAGGATGTGTTCAAGAAATACTTTGTGATCCTGACATTACTATAGGAATACTTTCTTACTCTGCTAGGCAGGCAAAGCCTTTCCTTAGACAGATAATGCAGGAGTTTGAGTCTAACGAAAAGTTAAAAGAATTATTTCCAGATATTCTTTGGAGTAATCCTAAACACCAAGCACCTAAGTGGGCTGAAAACGAAGGTTTGTGTGTAAATCGTTTTGCTAATCCAAAAGAACAAACAGTAGAAGCGCATGGATTAGTTGACGGTCAACCTACAGGTAGGCACTTTTCTTTAATAGTCTACGATGATGTTGTGGTGCAGGAGTCTATTACTACTCCAGAACAAATTAAAAAGACAACTACACAATGGGAGTTGTCTTTGAACCTTGGGTCTACACATAATCCAAGATATCAATATGCGGGAACTAGGTACGCATACGGGGACACCTATGGGACAATACTACAAAGAGCCGCAGTCAAACCTAGAATACATCCCGCAACTTATAATGGTCAGATGGATGGAGAGCCTGTTTTTTTACAAAAAGAAAGATGGGAAGAAATTAAAAAAACAACGTCCACGTACACCGTAGCATGTCAACAACTTCTTAATCCTATTATTGGAAGTGATGTTTCTTTTAAACAAGAGTGGTGGACAGAATGGGAGATTAGACCATACACGTTAAACGTGTACATAATGGTTGATCCTGCTCACTCTAAGAAAAAAGAATCTAACAGAACAGCGTTTGCTGTAGTAGGAGTAGATGGAAACTTTAACAAGTATTTGTTAGATGGTGCTTGCCACAGAATGAGTCTTTCTGAAAAATGGCAAATGCTAAAAAGGTTAAGAGCCAAGTGGAAGAGAGCGCCGGGAGTAAGGGAAGTAAAGGTAGGATACGAAAGATACGGCGCTCAAAGTGACATTGAACACTTTAAAGCAATGATGTCTACTGATGGAAGTAACTTTCCTATATACGAGTTAAACTGGGTTGGAGGAGGAGGTTCTCAATCCAAAAGAGATAGGATACAAAGACTAGAGCCTGACTTAAAAGATGGTTCTTTGTTTTTTCCGTATCCTACTGATGAAAAAATGTTAACTTCGTACCAGAGAGATTTTAAAGATCGCAATCAATCTTTTCTTATATCAAAAAAAATAATTTGTATTGATGAAGAAAGAAAGACTTACGACTTAACTAAGTGGGTCT